GATTTTGGGCATCAGCCGAGGGGCGGTTTCTCAATGGAAAGCAATCCCCCAAGGTCGAATCTGGCAATTAAAAAATTTGCGTCCTGAGTGGTTCAAATGAAACAAGTCAGTTGGTTTTGGAGTCGATGCGCTTTGCACTTTCAAAAGAATGTGTGGTCGCAGCTCTACGATGAGCAAACGGGCAAGACTCATTACGTCAATGTTGGCGTAATGTGTATGGATGATTTTGGTGACTTGTTTCTAATATCCAAAGTGGATTAGAATTGTTTGAAACACGGCTAGGTCTGAAGTCATGAGCAGACCGAAAAGGGTTACACCTTCCCCTGCCGCCGTTTCTTTTCAAAGGTGCGTGAAAAAGGTAAAAAAATGCACTATTACCAGCACCACATTGGTGACTTTATCAAGGCCACAGCAAGGCTTACTGATGGTCAATCAATGGCCTATTTGCGGCTTTTGTGGATGTATTACGACACAGAAAAACCACTGAAGCCTGACACCAAAGTTTTGGCTTTTCAGATTGGCACAACTGTTGAAGAAATAAATTTGCTTTTGGATTCATTTTTTTGGCTGGCAGAAAGCGGCTGGCATCACACAAGATGCGATCAAGAAATTGCCGATTACCGCGCATTCCTTGAGAAAAAATCCAACGCTGGTCGAGCATCTGCTGAACGCAGGAAGAACAACAGTTCAACAGGTGATGAACAGGCGTTCAACAGGCGTTCAACAGACGTTCAACTAACCACTAACCATAAACCACTAACCAATATATATAAAGAATCTAAAGATTCTTTGTCGGCAGGGTTGCCGACTTGCCCCCATCAAGACATTCTGAATCTTTACAAAAAGCATTTGCCACAGCTTGCCCAGCCACGGGTGTGGGATGGAGTCAGGCAGACCAACCTACGGCAAAGGTGGTTGCAAGCCGCTAAACCGTCTGTATTTAGCCCACAGGGGTATGCAAGCCAAGCCGATGGACTGGCATGGTGGGATTCGTTTTTTAACTACATTGCGAACGACACCAAGCTGGCGCAGGGGTTTGAAACCAAGGACAGGACATGGCGACCTGATCTGGTGTGGATAGTGAATGCAACCAATTTCGCCAAAATAATTGATGGAAAGTACCAAAAATGAACTTTGTAAAACCAGACACCAAAAAAGACCCGATTGATGAGGTTCAGCGCCTGATGTGCAGTGTGCCAGGATGCCCAAAACGCTGGTCAGTTCACATGGAAGGCCAGCGCCCAATGTGCAGCGAACACCAATGGTCAGACAGAAAACCAGCCACACGGCGGGATATAGCCGCTTTGTTGCCCAGCACCAAGCCCGTGAAACATTGGATGGATGACGAGGTGTTTTGATGAATTACTTTGACGCACACAAACTTTTAGACAAGGTGAAAGATGGACAAACCTTCAGCCGTGTCGTTATCGACCGAGCGCTTGAACTTACTGGAGACTATGCGCCAATCGGAAGCGCGGGAATGGATTTTGAGATACCAGCAGAAAATCAAGGAACTGGGCAAAGCCAAGGCATCAGTTTGGTGGCAAACCACGATTGCCGACATTTCCAAGCGCAGGGGTGATGCCGCTGCCGATGACTTACGAAAGAAAATGAATGAGATACGCCGCCAGGGTTGATGCCAACCAAGAACAGATTGTTTCAGCACTTAGGGCCGCTGGCGCTTATGTCTGGGTCATTGGCTTACCTGTTGACCTTTTAGTGGGATACAAGGGGCACACCTTCCTAGTCGAAGTCAAGAATGGCCCCAAAAGGCGTTTAACGCCCCTACAAGCCGACTTTTTTGAAAGTTGGCGCGGAGGTACATTGGCAAGGATTGATGGCCCTGACGGGGCTTTACGCATGATCGGAGTTTTAAAATGAAACCAGAAGAAGCAGCCCAAGACATACGCAACAAAGCCCGAGCCTATGGCGATGCCAAAGCCCAGCGGGTATATCTTGAGGAATTCCGCAAGTCTAAAAAAGCCCTTTTGATGAAAGATGCCCTGCAAATGGGCTACGAGGCGGCAAACGCCCAGGAACGCGAGGCTTACGCTGACCCCGAATATCACACCTTGCTGAAAGGGCTAGCGGCGGCAATAGCCCAGGAAGAAACCCTGCGCTGGGAGATTGAGGCATCAAGGCTAGACATTGAGATTTGGCGAACAAAAGAGGCTACCAACCGAATGCAAGACAGGGCGCACCAATGAAATGCCCAGAATGCGGAACGTGGACAATTGTCAAAGAATCCAGAATATCCACAGGCAACACCCGCAGAAGGCGGCTAGAGTGTGCAAATATGCACAGGTTTTCCACATTGGAGACAATAGTTGATAGAAAAACATTCATACGTCAGGTCAAAAAAGCTGCTGAAACTGGTGGCAAGCCTTAATTGCCAAGCCTGTGGAAGTGGAAATATGGTGCAAGCGGCGCACACAAACTGGGGCGGCGGTAAAGGCCGAGGGGTCAAAGCTGATGACAATTTGGTAGCTGCGTTGTGCCTTGGATGCCATTACGCCATTGACCAAGGCAAGGATTTAAACCGCCAGGAACGCCAAGAAATGTGGCTAAAGGCCCATCACAGGACAATTGATGCCCTGCGGGACTGCTGGCCTATTGACATTCCTTTGCCTGATGCGAAAATCTAGCCTTGTTAGTAGCAGTTGCCAGCATTTGGGGGTTCGCCCCCTTTTTTTGATATAGTGAGCGCATGAAAAACGAAGAAGTTGCCGAATTTGTCGCCACGCTGTTTCATGCGGGAACAATCACGCACTTCCAACATTTGCAAACGACTGAGTACAGTACTCATAAAGCATTGGGCAAGTTTTACCCCAAGATCGTAGACCTTGCCGACAGTTTGGCAGAGAGTTACCAAGGGCGCTACGACACCAGGATGAAGAAGTTTCCTGATGAATTGCATCAGCCCAAAGACACGCCGCACGAATATCTGACCCAGCTTAAAGGCTTTGTTCGAGAAGCGAGAGAAGAAATCCCCCAAGACTCAGAACTGCAAAACATCGTTGATGAAATTGCTGATCTGATAAATTCAACCCTGTATCTTTTAACCTTGAAATGAGGAAATCATGGCAAATCTGATGAAAAACGAACCCAAAGGCTACGGCGCACAAGTTTCCATGAAGGGCAGCCCTGCCTCTGACATGAAGTCTGGCGAACAAGGCATGGCTAAAAAAGGCATTCCTAACGCCATGAGCAACAAAATGCCTTCTGGCAATGAATGCACTGGCGGCAAATCTAGTGGTGTTTGCTACACTCACGACCGCAAGTGCTATCAGGATTAAAAGCGTAAGCCCCACCGTGAACGAGACGGCAGGGCTTACTGACCAAACAAAAAAGGAGGTTTTGAATGGCTGAGAGTGATTCTAATTGCGGAAATTGCAAATATTTCCGCGCACAACAAATCATGGGCATCTGTCGGTTAAATCCGCAACAGGTGAACAAGCACGAAAAAGATTGGTGCGGTCAGCATCTGATCGTTGAAACTCAGGATGTCAAGGTTGATTTAGTCGCCTTGCCTGTGTACGACATCACCACTGACCAAATCACGCCCCCAAAGCGCAAATACGAGAGGAAAAGCCATGCTAAAGCCTCTGCGTGATCGAGTGGTGGTGCGCCCCCAGGTGCGGCATATCTCCGACATAATCTATATCGACAACAAAGAACCCTTTAATGAGGGTACGATTGTGGCAATTGGGTCTGATGTTGAGGATGTGCAAGTTGGCGACTTCATCAAATATGGGAATGGCGATTACTTAAAGTGGCCCACCCATAAAATTGATGGGCAGGATTATCAAATCATTCAAGAAGCGGACATTTGTGCCGTTGTGGAGGCTTAAAAATGGCAAGTAAACCTGGGCTTTATGCCAACATTCACGCTAAACAAGAACGCATCGAGCGCGAAAAGGCTGCGGGTAAGCCCGTAGAGCGTATGAGAACGCCAGGGACAAAAGGTGCGCCGACTGCCCAGGCATTCAAACAATCAGCTAAAACCGCTAAAAAGAAATAATCATGGCAAAGCACGATAAGCCCATTCCCCACAAGACCACGGGCAAGGGGAAAACCTACAACCCCACCGAAAAAGGTGCGGGAATGACCGCTAAAGGCCGTGCTGAATACAACGCCAAGAACAATTCAAATCTCAAGCCACCAGCCCCAAATCCAAAGACCAAGGCAGATGCTGGGCGTAAAGCCAGTTTTTGCGCTAGGATGGAGGGGGTAGTCAAAAACGCCAAAGGCCCAGCGGAACGGGCTAAAGCATCCCTCAAAAATTGGAACTGTTAAAGGACACACATCATGGGTAACTCAGTAGCAATAGGCGCAGCATATCAAGATCAAGACCTTAAAGGGTCATCCACGGTTTACGCCGCCGCCACATCAGGCCAGATTGGGTACAACACGGGTTCGCTTACGACTGCCCCCCCAACTGTGACCCAAGCGACTAGCAAGTCAACAGGCGTGACCATCAATTCATCGGTGGGTCAAATTGTGACCAACAATGCAGCATTAGCGGCAGGGGCTGAAGCGGCTTTTGTGGTGACAAACAGCGCCATTTCTGCATATGACATTCCAGTAATTGCTATTGCAAGCGGTGCGGCAACGGCAGGAACTTACTTGGTTTCTGTGGTGGCAGTGGCGGCTGGGTCATTTACTATTGTCATTACCAACGCAAGCACTGGTTCATTGTCTGAGGCATTGACCATCAATTTTGCAACCATTCACGTTGCCCAGGCATGACCCCAGAGGTCATAAACAAGCGTCTAGAAGAACTCCAGGCGCAAGCAAAGCAACAAGAGGCAGTCTTGATTCAGCTTTCGGGCGCAATTCAAGATTGCCACTATTGGTTGAATGAGTTATCCAAGGAGAAGGCAAATGCCGCTGATAGCATCAATGACCCCCAAGGCGCTTAAAGCCAACATCAAGAAGGAAATTGAAGCTGGCAAGCCACCCAAACAAGCGGTGGCTATCGGCTATTCAGTACAGCGCCAAGCCATGAAAGATGCGGGAAAAAAAGCCCCATCAAAAAAGAAAAAGTAATTTAATCACAAAGACTTACAGGTTAAATCAATGGCTGCACCACAAGGAAACCAGAACGCCGCAAAGGGCAGACTGTTTTATGACAAGTTGCGCCTTGTTTTGACCACTGAGCCGCATCGACTTAGGGGGATTGCCGAGCAGTTGGTAAGGCAAGCCGAGGAGGGCGAACCTTGGGCGATTAAAGAGATCATCGATAGGATGGATGGCAAGGCGATACAGGCAACGACCATTGAGAATGCTGATGGAACGCCTCTGCTGGGTGGGATTCAAGTCACATTCATCAAGCCCGAATGAGTGATGTATCAGAAGCCATTGCAAGGGCAGAGTTCCCTGTAAAGCTGCAAGGCTTGTTTCAGAAATCCCGCTATAAAGTATTGGTAGGTGGACGCGGTGGGGCAAAGTCTTGGGGAATAGCCAGGGCGTTGCTTATCCTGGGGGCAAAGAACCCCATCCGCATCTTGTGCGCCCGAGAGTTTCAAACCAGCATCAGGGATTCAGTTCATAAGCTGCTGTGTGACCAGATCGAAAGCCTTGGATTGCTGGGGTTCTATGAAATTACCCAGGCCAGCATCAGAGGGCGCAACGGCACAGAATTCAGCTTTGTGGGCCTTAAAAACAACGTCAGCAACATCAAATCCTACGAAGGCGTGGATATTTGCTGGGTTGAAGAAGCCCAGACAACTAGTCGTTTATCGTGGAACATCCTGATTCCAACCATCCGCAAAGGCGGGTCAGAGATATGGATTTCATTCAACCCTGAGTTGGAAACAGACGAGACTTATCAGCGGTTTGTGGCAAACCCCCCAGAGGATTGCATCACCATGCGGGTCAACTGGAGTGACAACCCTTGGTTTCCCGAAACCCTGCGCTTGGAAAAAGACTCGCTAAAGGCACGGGACGAGGAAGCCTACAACCAAGTTTGGGAAGGTTTGTGCCGCCAGACAGTGGATGGGGCTATCTTTGCCAAGGAAATGCAACAGGCCGAGAAGGATGGGCGCATCACCAAAGTGTCCTACGATGCAACCAAACCCGTTCATGCTGTGTTTGACCTGGGTTGGTCGGATAGCACCGCCATCTGGTTTTTGCAGTTTGTGGGGATGGAGACAAGGCTTATCCGATACATTGAGGACAGCCAGAAAACCATCAGTTATTACTTGGCAACCATGCAGACCTATGGTTATGTATACGATACCATTTGGTTGCCCCATGACGCTGAAAACAAGACCTTGGCAGCGGCTGGGCGGTCTATTGATGACATTGTGAGGGCGGCAGGATACAAGACAAACATTCTGCCTAGAGTGCCTATTCTGGACTCTATCAACGCCGCCAGGACAATATTTCCCACCTGTTATTTTGACCGCGAACACACCGCCGATGGGTTGGCTTGCTTGCGTCATTACAGGTACGAGGTTGACCCAGACACGGGGCAGTTCAGCAGAAACCCTCTGCATGACCATTATTCTCACGGGGCAGACGCATTCCGCTACATTGCTCTCATGATCAAAGAACCACCCAAACGCAAGAAGCAAATGGTTGCCACAGCGGGAAGTTGGATGGGATAATCGCCCAAAGGGGTTTATATGGCATACCAAGACGAAGACAACGCAAAAGACAAGATTTCAGAGGCGATTAAGTTCTGGCGCTTGGTCAATGATTCGGACTCCACAAACAGGGCCGAGGCGCTAAACGACATTAAGTTTGCCGCTGGTGACCAATGGCCCGTTGAGATTCAAAACTCGCGCAATTTGGAAAGCCGCCCTTGTCTGACAATCAATAAGATTGATGCGTACATCCGACAGGTGACCAACCAGCAGCGCCAGCAGCGCCCACGCATCAAGGTTCACCCCGTCAATAACCTTGCCGATTACAAAATTGCCCAGGTTATTGAGGGCATCACCCGTCATATTGAGGTTAACTCGAGCGCCGACACCGCCTATGACACCGCCTTTGACTACGCCGTCAGAATGGGCTGGGGCTACTGGCGCATAAATTACAAATATGTAAGGGAAGATTCTTTTGATCAAGAAATCTACATTGATGCGATTGACAACCCTTTTACTGTTTATTTTGACCCTAACAGCATCAGGCCAGATGGTTCGGATGCCGAGCGTTGTTTGATCACCACCGTCTTGGACAAAAAGATATTTCGGGAAATGTACCCAGGTGCTGATGATGGCGCTAACTTTCAGCAACGCAGCACAGGCGATGACACTGCCGCCTGGGTGACCAAAGAGGATATTCGGATTGCTGAGTATTTTTGGATTGAGCGCGAAAGGGCCAAGCTGTATTTGCTGAGTGATGGCACTTCTTCATTTGGGGACAGCGCTGGATTCTTTGCTCGAGTTGAGGCCGCAGGGTTGACTGTGGTTGACGAGCGCGAATCCTTCCGCAAGGCCGTTAAATGGGCCAAGATGACCGCATTGGAAGTGCTTGAGGAAAAGACCTGGGCGGGTAAATATATCCCCGTTGTGCCTTGCTATGGGGCGCAAGTCATTGTGGATGACAAGCGCAAGAAATACGGTCTGGTGCGGTTTGCCAAAGACCCCCAGCGGATGTATAACTTCTGGCGCACCAGCATGACCGAGAGCATTGCCCTTGCACCTAAAGCCAAATGGGTGATGGCAGAAGGCCAAGACGAGGGCCATGAAAACGAATGGGCAATGGCTAACATCAAGTCAATGCCTGTGCTGCGATACAAGCAAAAAGACATTGAAGGCGTACCAGCGCCAGCGCCCCAGCGACTGCAACCCGAGCCGCCACCATCAGGGATTATGGAAGCTGCGGGGGCTATTTCTGCCGATTTGCAGATGGTGCTAGGCGTTCTTGACCCCAACCAATTGCCAAGCGGGAATATCTCAGGTAAAGCATTGGCGGGGCAACAGAATCAAGTTGATCTGTCTAACTTCCACTTTTACGACAATATGACCCGTTCCATTGCTCAAACTGGGCGCATCATTCTTGACTTGATACCCAAGATTTACGATACCCAGCGGGTGATGCGGATTATTGGGTCGGATGGTCAACCCGACATGACCACGATCAACGAGGCCAACGAGATTGGCGAGGTTTTGAACGATGTGACCGTGGGTGAATATGATGTGGTAATGGACACAGGGCCAGGATTCCAGACTAAGCGCCAGCAAGCGGTTGAATCCATGATGCCATTGCTCACAGGCAACGCTGAATTGTTCAATATCGCAGGGGATTTGGTATTCAGAAACATGGACTTCCCAGGCGCAGATGTAATCGCTGACCGCCTTGCCGCCATGAACCCGATGGCAAATATTGATGAAAAATCCGATATACCGCCCGAAGCCCAGATGCGTTTGGCGCAGTCTGAGCAAATGATTCAGCAACTGCAACAGCAATTGCAAGCTGCTGGCCTTGAGATCAATAACAGGGCGCAAGTGGCCCAGATTAAAGAGGAAGGCGCAACCAAGCGCAAGCTGATGGAAGTGACCGCCAAGGCGCATAATACCGAAACAATGGCAGAGGTTCGGGTTAATGACCAGAATACCCGCAGCATCACCAGCCAGAATAAGACCGAAATTGATGCCCTGGTCAAAATCCTGTTGGCAAGAATGTCACCTAACCAATTGATGGGCGAGATTGAGCGATTGAATGCCGAACAAGCCCAATATGCCCAGTTTGCCGCCCAGGATATTAGCCAGGGTGCAAGCCCATTCATTCAACCACTGCAATAAGGAATTGAAATGCCAACAGTAACTAGTGAAAATAGAGAAGAATTTAATCGAAATGAATTATCTAAAAAACAAATAGGTAATGAAAATCAACCCTATTATGTAAAAAAAACATCAATAAAAAAAGGTTTAATTGGCCAAAAAAATAGACCAACTCAAGATTTTTATGATGTTGAACATCATAAAGAAGGCCATTATGCAAGATTAAAAAAAGAACATCATGCACATATTGTGGCATATGGTTTAAATAAAAAACATCCTGAACATTCTTTAGGTGGTTTTAGTGACGAAACGGCAAAAAAAATTCGTGAACAAATGATTTCAGAAAATCACCCAATGTCAAAACATCCAAATTTTCACGATTAATTTGACAAAGCAATGATTTCGGGTAATATCGCCCCAAACCTTACCAGTTGGGTCAACTGGGTAAATTCTTTGAGGAAACTCAATGTCTGAAGAAGTGAAAGTTGCCTCTAGTGTGGTGACAAGTGAAAATTTAGCTGAGTTCAACTCCAAGAGGATGGGTTTAGCTGACAAAGCGCCTGTTGAGGCTGTGGTCGAGAAAACTCCCACAGAGCCGACAGAAACGCAAAGCCAGAGTGAGCCGCTTGGGGAAGATGAAGCGACAGCGACAGAGGAAAGAAAACGCAATCCAAAGTTGGAATTGAGGTTTGAAAAGATAACCAAGCAACGCGAAGAAGCAAGGCAAGAAGCCAAGCGGGAACGGGACGCGCGGGAATCTTTAGAGGCCAAAGTTAAGGAATTGGAAGGTCGGGCAAAGCCGCAAGCAGAAACCCAACCAACTGGTGAACCCAAGCCAGAGAATTTCTCCGATATGTATGAATACGCCAAGGCGTTGACAGACTATCGGGTTGAACAAAGGTTAGGCGAGGAAAAGCAGAAGGACGCACAGGCGAAACAGCAAGCCGAACGGGAAAAGGTCATTAGTGCCTGGACTGATCGGGTTAAAGCTGCCAAGTCTGAGATGCCTGATTTTGACGATATGGTTGGTTCTGCTGACGTTGTTGTGAGCAACGAAGTGCGGGACGCAATCTTTGAATCAGATGTAGGCCCACGAATTCTGTATCACCTTGCCGAGAATCCCGAGTTTGCAGAGAAACTCTCAGGCATGACCGTGGCATCGGCTTTAAGAAGCATTGGAAAGCTAGAGGCCCAGTATGAAAAAACTGAGCCAACATCTAAGACTGTTGTTGGGAAAAGTAAAGCGCCAGCGCCGATTAACCCAATCAGATCGGCGGCAAACGGCAGAGATGTACCCCTTACCAGCGATGGTAAATTTGAAGGTACATATCAAGCCTACAAAGCCGCACGAATGGCAGGGCGAATCCGCTGACAATCAATCATTCTTTTGAAAGTAATGCAAAATGAGTAATAATCTTTTGACTATTTCAATGATCACCAACGAAGCGTTGATGGTCTTGGAAAACGAGTTGACCTTCTCCAGCGAGGTTGACCGCAACTATGACGATCAATTTGCCGTTAGCGGCGCAAAGATCGGTAACACTCTGAATGTCCGCAGACCTGGAAGGTTCCTAGGCACGACAGGTCCGGCCTTGAACGTTGAAGACTTCAATGAAACCAGCGTACCTGTAACCTTAAGTACTCAGTTTCACGTCGACACCCAGTTTACGACAGTTGATTTGGCACTTTCGCTGGACGCATTTTCAGATCGAGTGCTGAAACCCGCTGTGGCAGCTATTGCCAACAAGGTGGACTTTGACGGTCTGACGATGGCAAAAAACAGCACCGCCAACATTGTTGGTACGGCTGGCACTCCCCCAACCTCCTTGCTCACCTACTTGACCGCTGGTGCGTATTTGGACGCTGAAGGTGCACCCCGTGACGGTCGCCGTTCATGTATCGTTGAGCCTTTCACGGGCGCAACCATTGTGGACAGCTTGAAGGGTTTGTTTGTTCCCTCAGACATCATTGCTGCACAGTACGAAAAAGGCATGATGGGAAAAGACAGCGCTGGAATGCGTTGGAAAATGGATCAAAACGTGGTTAATCAAACGTTTGGGTCTTATTCCACCGCGACTCTGGCTTGCGATACCGCAACGGGCACTGGCTTTTTGTCAACTGGTTGGGCACAAACCTCCACCATTGCACTGACCGCCACCACCGCTACCGCTGGTTTGCAAGTTGGTGACGTCATCCAGATCGCAAACATTTACGCTGTCAACCCCCAAAACCGTAGCGCATACGGTTCGGGCAAGCTGCGTAACTTTGTTGTGACCGCTGCCGTTACTGTCGCCACCTCTGGCACTACCTCTGTGACCGTCAGCCCCGCTGTCATCACTGGCGGTCAGTTCCAAAACGTGAGCGTTACCAGCACCAGTGCTTCCGCTGTTGTGACACCGTTCAACAAAACAGGTACTGTGTCTCCCCAAAACATCGTGATGCACAAAAACGCATTCACCTTGGCTACGGCTGACTTGGAACTGCCTGATGGCGTTGTGTTCGCTGGTCGTGCAAGCGACAAAGAACTGGGCCTGTCATTGCGTGTCGTGCGTCAGTACACTATCAATAACGATTCGATTCCGACTCGCGTTGATGTGCTGTACGGCTGGGCCCCTTTGTACCCTGAGTTGGCTTGCCGCGTTGCAGCTTAACCATTAACTTTTGGAGATAAATCATGGCAAATCCAGGCGCAGCTACCACTGTCACCAACCACCCCAGTAATTTGGCAACCAATCAGGCTTTGCGCTTGATTGCCTCTGCACAGGGCGTTAACCTCAACCTAGTTGCCGACACCATCGCACCAATTCTGGTGTCAGGCCGTGTCAGCGTTCAAAGCATCATTGTTACCAATGCCTCTATCAGCTTGGATACTGCTTATTTGGCAGTCTATACAGGCCCAGGCGCAACGGGAACGGCAGTCAAATCGACTTATGCTTTGTCGGGCAACACTACCGCTGCTAAAGTGGTTGTGACAGCAGCAACATCCACCGATGCTGTTACGGGTACACCTCTTTACATTCGCAACACCACCGTTCAAGGCGCAGCAGCTACCGCTGATGTGTTTATTTACGGTTACGACCTGACCTTCCTGCCTTAAAACGGCATGAACTAAGTGCAAGGGCCGCCCTCAAAAGGGGTGGCTTTTTCTTTTTCAAAGCATATAATTTGATGAACTGAAAGGTTAGCTATGTCAAGCAATTACGCACAGATTTCTGCAACTGCAAACATCAAAAATCAAGCCGCAAAATTAAAAGGCATTTTTTGTAGCAGCGCAACAAGTTCACCCACCGTCACTGTTTACGATACCCAAACCACTGGCACGGGCATGAAAATCATTGATACGTTTGTGATGACAGCGGCAACAAACTATTCTTTTTATGATGGCATCACCACTGAAAACGGGTTGTATGTCGTAATCTCTGGGACTGCAAGCATTACCGTTTACTACGAGTAAGCCATGACCACAGCGGTCACCCAGACCACTAATTTTGTCCCTGTGCAGGGCGTTTTTGCGCCCGAGCCTACCTTTGCCCTTCAGTATTTTGTTGGCCCTGCTGGAACGCCTTTCTATGGCCCTGCAAACGCCACATTTACCAACATCAGCACGGTAACTGGGACAATTACCACAACCCCAACTGGCGACACAGACATTGCCAATAAAGGTTATGTGGATTCGGTGGCGCAGGGTTTGGATGTCAAAGCATCCTGTGTTTACTCAACCACGGCAAACATTACGCTGTCGGGCTTGGCAGTCCAGGCCAATGGTGATTGGACTTCTACGCTGGCTGCTGGGGACAGGATTCTGGTCAAGAATCAAACTCTAAGCCAATTCAACGGCATTTATGTGGCGGCATCAGGCACTTGGGCACGATCTGCCGACATGAATACATGGGCAGAAGTTCCATCTGCTTTTACGTTTATTGAATCAGGCACAACCCTAGCAGATACGGGATGGGTGTGTACATCCAACCAAGGCGGCACGATTGATGTGACCGCGATTAATTGGTCGCAGTTTTCTGGGGCTGGGTCTTACTTTGCGGGTACTGGATTAACCCTGACAGGTAGCACATTCAGCATTACCAACACAGGGGTGACTGCAACTGCGTATGGTTCGGCATCATCTGTCGGGACTTTTACGGTCAATGCCCAGGGTCAATTGACTTTGGCGGGAAGCACCAGCATCGCCATAGCGGGAACTCAGATCACCAGCGGCACGATTGACAGCGCCAGATTGTCGGGCAGTTATTCGGGGATTACGGGTTTGGGAACACTGACCAACTTGACGGTGACTAACACCATCACGGGGTCGGTATCTGGCAACGCTGACACGGCAACATCTGCAACCAATATTGCAGGGGGCACGGTTGGGGCGGTTGTCTATCAAAGCGGTTCTGGCGCAACAGCATTTTTAAGTGCTGGCACAAATGGTCAAGTATTGACTTTGGCATCGGGCATCCCGTCCTGGGCCACGCCAACTGTTGGCACGGTTACATCAATTGCTCAGACATTTACAGGCGGCATCATTTCGGTTGCTGGTTCACCCATCACCACAAACGGCACTTTGGCGCTGACTGTGGCGGGTACGAGTGGCGGCATACCTTATTTCACAAGCGGCACGGCCTGGGCATCGTCTGCGCTGTTGGCGGCAAATTCTTTGATGGTTGGTGGCGGGGCTGGTGTGGCGCCTAGCACGGTCACAACAGGAACTGGGGTGGTTACTGCCCTTGGCGTGAACACAGGCACTGCTGGGGCTTTTGTGGTCAATGGCGGGGCTTTGGGCACTCCATCTAGCGGCACGGTTACCAACTTGACGGGCACAGCCGCGATAAACATCACGGGCACAGCAACCAACTTGGCGGGTGGGGCTGCGGCATCTATTCCCTACCAATCAGCAACGGGAACAACGGCGTTCCTGGCCTCTGCTGCGGGGGATGCAAACAAAGTGCTTCAGAGCAACGGCACAAGCGCCCCAAGCTGGGTTGTCCCCACCGCTTATGCCACGGTTACAGATGACACCACCACCAATGCGGTGCGTTACCCTTTGTTTGCCAATCAGACAACGGGCAACCTGACCACAAACTACGTCAGTTCCACAAAATATAACTTCAATCCAAGCACGGGATTGCTGACCGCAACAGGGTTCAGCGGGTCAGGGGCAAGCCTAACAAGTCTCCCAGCGGGTCAATTGTCGGGGACAATTCCAAGCGGTGTATTGGGTAACTCAAGCCTTTACATTGGAACTACCTCCATTGCACTTAATCGCTCGAGCAGCGCCCAATCCCTGACAGGGGTAAATATTGACGGTTCGGCAGGGTCGGCAACGACAGCGACAACCGCAACAAACGCAACGAATGTGGCGATTACTGATGACACCAGCACAGCGGCAGAAATGTATCTATCCTGGGTGACTACAACCACAGGAAATTTGCCAATCAAGGTATCATCTACCAAACTCAAATTTAATCCATCCACGGGCGTTTTAACCGCCACGGGCGGCATGACAGGGGGCACATTCTGATGTGGAAAATCTTGGAAATCCAAGCCGATGGCGATCTGATCACAGGCGCACGGTATTTCTGCGCTAAAAACGGGGTGGAAACTGAGGGCTGGTGGAAGTTTGCCGAGCCAAAACTGACCGTTCCTTTTGCTGATGTGACAGAGGATATTGTGATCGGCTGGGTGACCGCTGACATTGGCGCACAGGTTGAGGCCCGATTAGATGAACAAGCTGCGGCAACCCAACGGGTCGTTGTCGCCCCCTGGTTGCCCCAGGTCTTTACACCGAGCATTTGAGGAATTAATATGGCAGTATTTTTATCACCAATTGGCGGCGCTGGATGGCAGTTTTTTAATAACGATGGCACGGTGCTTTCGGGTGGATTAATTTACACCTACGCGGCGGGTACAACAACGCCACAAGCCACTTACACCACAAGTGCTGGCAATATTGCCCAGTCAAATCCAATCGTTTTAAATTCCGCTGGACGTGTATCAACTGGAGAAATTTGGCTAACTGCTAGTCCATACAAGTTTTCAATTTTCACAGCGGCAAGCACACTGATTGCAACTTATGACAACATTTCCGGCATAGGGGCGGCAGAATTCCAAGTTCAGAATTTTACTGGTACAGGTTCGCAAACTGTATTCACATTGAGTTCTGCATCTTTGGGTGAAAACTTCACGTTTGTGTATATCAATGGCGTATATCAACAGAAAAACACTTATACCGTGTCGGGCACAACGTTGACGTTTTCAACAGCGCCTCCTTACAATTCATCCATTGAAGTCATGTTCAATTAAGGTTAAACATGGCACAAACAGGTTTTACCCCCATCCAACTGTATTACAGCAGCACAACAACCAATGTGCCGTTGGCGGCAAATCTTGCCAATGGTGAATTGGCGATCAACATTACCGATGGAAAACTGTTTTACAAAGACAATTCGGCGGCGGTTCAAGTTATTGGGTGGAAAGTTGTACCAGCTACGGCTGGCGGTACAGGGCAAACGTCTTATGCAGTAGGGGACTTGCTGTATGCCGACACCACCACCACCCTTGCAAAACTTCCTGATGTAGCCACGGGAAATGCGCTTATTTCGGGAGGTGTAGGCGTTGCGCCAAGTTGGGGCAAGATTGGTCTTACAACTCACGTTTCTGGTGTTTTGCCTGTGGCGAATGGCGGCACAAACGCATCCACCGCCAGCATCACATCATTTAACAACATCACAGGTTATTCGGCATCAGGCGCAACGGGCACAACCACCACAAACTTGGTGTTTAGCACCAGCCCAAGCATTACCACGCCCACATTTGTTGGAGATGCAACGTTAAGCACTGGCAACTTAGTCATTGGCACATCTGGCAAAGGCATTGACTTTTCTGCCACCCCAGGCACAGGCACAAGTGAATTGTTTGCTGACTATGAAGAAGGTACGTTTACGCCAACTGTTTCGGGAAGCACAACTGCGGGAACAGGAACTTACACCACTAGGAATGGAAAATATACAAAAATTGGAAATACAGTTTATTTTTTAATAGACTACATTTTGTCAGCACACACAGGCACAGGAGACACGTTGATTTCGGGTTTGCCTTATGCGGCGGGTGCGTCTTATTATCCTGACATTGTTACCACTGCACAAAATTTATCTTTGACTGCACTTTATTACATAGGCGGTTCTATTATTGGCCCTGGTGGAACACTAATTTATTTTCAACAAATGCCAGTAGGCGGTGGAAGTGCCATCGGAATTCCAATTGACCCTGTTTGCGATGTTAGATTGCAAGGTTTTTATTTCACCAGTTAAGGACAAGACATGGCACTTACTAAAGTAACCTTTTCCATGATTGATGGCCCTTTCATTAACGTGAAAGATTATGGCGCTGTCGGGGATGGATCAACAAATGACACGGCTGCTGTATTGCTTGCCATAGCTGATTCAGCGGGAAAGGTTCTTCTTTGGCCCGCAGGGACATATCTGTTAAACAATGCCGCAGTCAAGCCGATATCAAATTCGGCATGGTGTCTTACGCCTAGCGCAATTCTAACTAACGTCACAACTTCACCAACATACGATTTTATTATTATCGATGCGGTGAGTAATTTCACGTTATATGGCGGCGGTACTATCCAAGGCTATGTGGTAAACAACGCATCCGCAAATGCTATTATTATAGACATTACCAACAGCGCAGCCACCGTTAACACTAAAAACATTCTTATTGATAACATTACTTTTACCAATTCAAATGGTGAATGTATTTTTATTGGTTCTGGCGGCGGGGCTAGTGTGGGTTGCAGAAATGTAACAGTCAATAATTGTCGGATTTCTGGTGCAAGACGCAACGGGATTGCGGTTGGCGCGGCTAACTTTGTAACCATCACTAATAATGAAATATCTGCAACCTACAACCCAGATCATGCTGAAATTTGTAGCGGCATTGATATTGAGCCATTAGCTGGTCAATTGGCCACAAATATATACATAGCCAATAATTACATTTACAGTAATTATGGTTGTGGAATTTCTTTGTATGGCGGTGCTGGTTCTGTCGGCAGTGAAGTTATTACAAGTGTAAGCATAGATAACAATTCTTTATCCGATAATTGCAAAGGTGGACTGAGCGTTAGTTCCACTTTGGTTGCGTCATTGGAATCAACAACTACGGCTAAATTATCAATAACAAATAACGAAATAATAAATCTTAATCGTAGGGGCGGTATTAGCGTTGACTTAAATCGGGAAGCAACTGTTATTGGGAATTCAATAACTGGTGAACTTGCCGCTGCTACACATCCCACAAATGCTAGCTTTTTGTCAGGCATTACGATCAATGCTTGCACCAAAGTGGTTGTGTCCAACAACAGCGTTAGAACCACCAACAACAGCGGGTTTTATCTATACCAAAGCAATAATTGCGTTATTGCAAATAATGTAATGGATAACATACTAATAAATGGCTTGTTTTCGCAGTCTAATACTGATTGCGAATTTACAGGCAATGTAATGAGCACTATTCGAGAGGCGGGAATTTACTCCCTAAACGATAATTACGGTAATTTTTTGAACAACAGAATTATTGATAATAATACGTCTGGATTTGTGACCACTAATTTGCAAGGTTCAGCAATTGTTGTGACTTATTCATCGTCTAACACGCCAACCAATATGAAAGTTATGGGCAACACAGTTAGAACGCCAACAACTACGCCCACATTTCCCTTAAATGTAAAAGGTGCAAACGTCACCAATTGTGTAGCTTGCCCAAATGATTTTAGGGGCACGTTTGTTAACGCCGTTACCGATACTGGAACGGGGACAATTTTGTCTCAGGCCAACGTTATTAACTTGACCTAAAAGGAACATCATGTTAGAAAAACAAATTGTTGTTGACCTAATTGAAACCGTGGAAAACGGTTGTGTCCAGGTTCGCACTTGCACTCGCATCATTGAGGATGGCAAACAGATCAGCGGCACATTCCACCGCCATGTCGTTGCCCCTGGGGACGATTACAGCGCCGAGGATGCCAAGGTTCAAGCCATTTGCGCTGCCGTACATACCCCAGAGGTAATTGCGGCTTACCAAGCGGCACAAGAAGCGGCACAATTGCCACAAGGATAAGCCATGACCCAGCCGATTGACATCATCACCCGAGCCATGAAGGACATTGGCGCTGTCGCCGCTGGTGAAGTGCCAACGGCAGACGAAGCGCAAGATGGGCTGGATATGCTCAACGACATGATTGCCCAATGGTCGAATGAAAACATGATGGTTTTCTATCGGTCAGAGATCATTTTCCAGACCACGCAAAACCAAGTTCAGTACACCATTGGCCCAAGCGGTCAAATGGGGGCGACATTCACAGGGTCTATTGCTGGCACAACTTTGACCGTTCCAGCAAATGCGGTGACCGCTGGCGGCATCAACATCGGCATGACGCTATCAGGAACGGGCATCACAGCAGGAACAAGGATTGTGGGCTTTACAACGGGCGCTGGGGGCAATGTGAACGAGGGCGGGACATATACCGTCACCCCAAGCCAAACCGCTGCCAGCACCACGATCACGGCCTACTATGAACGTCCCCTAACGATTGAATCTGGCTTTGTGCGGGTTGCCACGATGCAAGGCGGCTCAAACATTGCTGGTGGGTATCTTGACTATCCTTTGTCAATTCTGAGCCTTGAAGAATACGAATCCATCGGTATTAAGCAATTAAACGGCCCTTGGGCAAAAGCGATTTATTATCAGCCCTCCGAACTTTTGGGGACAATTTATGTCTATCCCAATCCGTCCCAGGGCGAGTTGCACTTGTTCACACAGACGATTTTTAGGCAGTTTGCAACGCTAAACGACACCATTCAACTGCCCCAAGGCTACAACATGGCATTGCGGTGGTGCTTGGCTGAACGTTTGCTGCCCATGTTTGGCAAGGTCAACACCACACAGATTGCCATGATTAACGCCTATGCGGGTCAGGGTAAAGCCACGGTCAAGCGTACCAATATGCGCCCACCCCAGATTGCACGATACCCTGACAGCTTGATGGTTGGCAGGGCCAAGGATGCTGGCTTTATTATGGACGGGGGCTTCAGATAATGCCTGATTTTGGTTTTGTCGGCACATCCTACGTTGCGCCATCCATCTACCAAGGTGACCAGGAGTGCATCAATTTCTATGCTGAGATTGATACATCTAAACAGCCTGGGGACAGGGGCATTGTGGCGCTATACCCCACGCCTGGATTGGTGCAAGAAGTTCAACTTCTAGCGGCAGAGGTGCGAGGATTGCACACCATGTCAGGCGAAACCATCCTGATTGCGGTGGCAGGGAATCGGGTTTATCAAGTCAGCACGGCATTTGTTGCCACTCAGATCGGTACGCTGACCACCAACACGGGGCAAGTGTCCATATCCGACAACATTGACACGGTTAATGGTTTAACCGCTTACATTGTGGATGGCCCTAATCGATATACCTGGGTTGTGGCGACCAACACATTCACTACGTTGCCAGGGTCAGATGGCCCTTGGCAGGGTGCATCAGTAGTTGATAACGTTGACAACTACAACATTTATAACGAGCCAGGAACGCAAAACTGGGCGTGTACCGATTTGGGGCGCAGCATATCAAGCCAAGCCCTGTATGGCACGGCTGATGGCGCATCTGACCTATTGATGACTTTGATAGTGAACCAGCGTCAGGTTTATCTGATTGGGGAAATTACAACCGAGGTCTGGACAGATGTGGGCAATGTAATCTCAGGGATTACGACTTTCCCTTTCCAACGTGTACCAGGGACATCAAGCCAATCAGGTATTGATGCCAAGTTTTCATTGGCGCGATTGGGCGAGACTTTTGTTTGTGTGGCAAAAGACACCCGAGGTTCGGCAACCATTGAAATGATGCAAGGTTATACCTGGGTCAGAATCAGCACCCATGCTGTTGAACAGTCTTTGGTGGATTCGGTGACCAACGATGCAATTGCGTATTCATACCAGATTGAAGGCCATGAAATGTATGTGGTCACCTTCCCCAGCGTTGGGGAATATGGCCTTACTTGGGTTTATGACCTGTCTACCAAAAGCTGGCACAAGTGGTTATCTTGGGATTCTGATTTAGCGGTTTACAAACGCCATCGGTCAAATTGTGCGGCATTTTTTGGCAATAAAAACATTGTTGGTGACTTTGAAAACGGCAAGATATACAGTCTGGACAACGCTGTATATACAGACAACGGCAATCCAATTCGTAGATTGCGCCGAGCCGTTCACCTGACCCAAGACTTACAACGCCAGTATTTTGATTCGTTTCAGATTCAATTTCAGCCAGGGGTTGGGTTGAATACTGGGCAGGGCCAAGACCCCCAAGCTATGCTGAGATGGTCAAACGATGGCGGGTCTACTTTTTCAAACGAGCATTGGGTAAGCATCGGAAAAATGGGCGGGTATGTCAATCGTGCATTGTGGCGGCGTTTGGGTTGGTCACGGGATAGGATTTTTGAAGTGGCGATAAGTGACCCTGTGAAAGCGGTCATTGTTTCTGCCGAACTCAAAATGTCTGCTGGGGATAACTGATGGCTACGGCAATCCCAAACAGTAACATCAATATCCCGTATTCGTCATTTCTTGATGAAACCACGGGACGGCCCAGCATTCCTTGGATGCAATGGTTGATGAATCCCAACATCATTACGCTGAACGTAAAAAACACCGTTATCACGGGCGGGACAATCAGCAATGTAACAATCAACAATTCCACCATTGGGCTTACAGTTCCAGCGGCGGGTAAATTCACTGATTTTACGGCTTTGAACGGTGTCAAAGGGGGTACGTTTTGAACAATGCTGATTTGTTTGCTGCCCACCAAGGCAAGTTTGAGGCAGATTTAGGCGTTGAACATCACTTTTCTGATGGCCTTTATGCCAAGCGGATGCGTATCCCAGCGGGGTTTATTGCGGGGACTCACGCCCACAATTACAGTCATTTGAGCATTCTTGCCAAAGGGCGGGTAATTGTGCGTACAGATGAAGGCCAAAAAGAATACACCGCGCCAGCGTGTTTAGAAATAAAATCAGGTGTCCATCACACAATCGAGGCGCTTGAAGATTGTGAATGGTTTTGCATCCATGCAACAGATGAAACTGATGCAGCCAAGGTTGACGAAGTTTTGATTCGAAAGGAAACATCATGCCATTAGGATGGGCGCTGGCTGGGACAGCCGTATTAGGTTATTTGGGCGCAAACAAACAAGCAAGTGCGGCATCACAAGCGGCAAATCAGCAATATCAAGCCACACAAGATGCTGCTGCTCAACAACGGGCAATGTTTGACATTCAGAACGCCCAGCAAGAACCTTACCGCCAAGCTGGTTATGGTGCATTGTCTCAAATCAACACAATGTTGCCGCAGTTAAATAAGATGCCGACAGCGGAAGATTTACGGGCAATGCCAGGGTTTGAGTTTGGCTTAAACCAAGGAACGGGCGCTGCTGGGCAAACCATGAACGTAGGTGGTGGCGGTTCAAACGTTGATCTTGCAAGGCGTAAATTTGCTATTGATTACGCCACTAATGTTGGCTTGCCTCAGTACATGACGCAACAAACAAACATTTACAACCGCTTGGCATCTTTGGCAGGAATTGGACAAACTGCACAGGGACAAACCAATGCACTTGGACAAAGCACCGCAGCTAACATTGGACAACTGGGCATTGGGGGCGCATCTGCCCTTGGCGCTGGTCAAATCGGGGCTGCAAATGCCTATGCAGGGGGATTGCAAGGTATTGGCAACGCCGCAACTTTGGCTGGTTTGATTCGACCAAGCGGTTCTAATGTTTCGGGTAGTAACTTTATGAACCAGTACAACGCAATTGGGGCGGCATAAACATGGCAGACTTTACCGTTCCCATGCTTGGCACAGAGGTCAAACCTGTGCCTCAAACTTCCCTTGGCGATATGTTAAATATTGCAAGAGGGGCGCAAGCCTATCAACAAGCCCAGCAAATCAACCCGTTGGAATTGCAAGCCAAGCAGCAAGCCACTCGCACGGGCGAAATTCAATTAGGCGTTACAGAGCAAGCAAATAAAGAACGACTATTGCAAATGAAATTTTTGCAAGACCCAAAAAATTGGCAAGATGACAATGGGAATGTCAGCATACCTAAATTGAATGAAGCAAGCTATTTATTCCCACAAACATTTCCAGAATTTTCATCTAAACTTACAACTTTGGGCACGGCGCAGACCGAGGGCTTAAAAGCCAAACAGAATCTAACTCAAGATAAAAAGGCGTTGATTTCATCGTTTTTAGGGGCGGCTGGTCGTTTTGGTGTAGATGACCCCGCAGTTGTAAATAGAGAATTGCAAAATTTTCTTGCCACAAATCCTAACGACCCAGAAATGAAAAACTTGGTTGAAAAAGCCTATGTGCCTATTTTTTCTCAAATGCAAAAAGGCCCAGCAGTTACTGATGCACTGATCAAGGCAAGCCAAGCCATCATGTCACCTACGCAGCAACAAACCTCACTTGCGCCAACCATTGCGACAACGGCAGAAGGCAAGACAGTCACAACCACGCCTGGAGTTGGCATAACGCCGCCCACCGCAACGATTGGCATGGCTGGCGGTCTGCAAGCAAATGTGCCTTCAACTGGTGGGCCAGTTGGTGCTGGCGCTGAAATTGCCCCAGGTATGCGTGTGCCTTATCCAGTACGCAGGGCAGATCAGCCATATATGCCAGAACCATCTGAGGCAAAAGATCAACTTTCTGGGCAAACATATCGTGACCGCTTAATTGCAGGACAAGGTGAATTGCCACAAGGAAAACGAAATGTTGAGGAAGTAATTAAGCAAGCAAATCTTTTGAATGAAGATTTGTATAGCATTGAAAAAGGTGGTGGTTTTGCTGGGCAAATTGGCAGAAAAATTCGCATGGCAGTAAACAGCGCCGAATACGATATGTTGGCTAAAGACCTTGCAAGAATGGCTTTGTCCAATGCTACGGCTATGGGTGGCGCTGGCAATACAGTTTCTGGTTTGGATATGGCACAAGTGGCTAATGGCACTATCAAAATGCCACCAGAAAAATTAGTGGGCATTGCTCGCAGGGTTCAAGCTGACCAAACAAATTTGGATTTACAAGCCAAAGGCGCACAAATATTTGCTCAATCTCATGGTGACAACAACATGAAGGCTTATCAACAAGCCTGGAATGCTAATGCTGACACCAAAATTTTTGAAGCAATGAATATTTACAAAGCCATTTCAGACCCTCAAAAACGTAAAGATCAAATTGATGCTTTGTTAGGCAACGACCCAGCAAAACGCAAAGAGTTTTTTGATATGTATGAAAACATTTTAAGTTTGTCCAAAACGGGTTTGACCAAAGTCAAAAAGGATAAGTAATGGATGATCTTGGTTCACTCATTTTAGGCAAAGCGCCCGAAACCAAATCCGCATCAATTGTTACTGATGATTTGCTTAATCGTTTGCGACAAGTTGAAAGCGGTGGTGATCGATTTGCTTTGAACAAAGAAAGCAAGGCAATGGGGGCATATCAATTTATGCCAGAACAAGTGCAAACAATGCACAAAAAAGGCATTGAATTTAATCCATTCAATGAAGCTGAATCACGCCAAGCGGCAAAAACTTACCTTGAGCAATTGGTAAAAGATAAAGGTAGCATTGAAAAAGCATTGGCGGCGTATGGTGGATTTGTTACCAAAGACCCCACCGAATATGTAAACAAGGTTTTAAAAGGCCCAGCGCCAAAAACCACGCAACCTACCTCACAAGCAGCCCCGCAAGCAGCGCCAGAGGATGATTTAGGGTCTTTGATACTGGGACAATCTACTGCTACACCCGTTGCAGCAAAAGCCGCCCCTGTTGCCCCGCAAGCGGCCCCTGTATCCCAGCAAGAAGGTTATTACGATGCCGTTAACCCCCATGCCCCTGGTGGCGCACGTTTTGCTGTTAGACAAGCAATAGACCAAGCGCAAGAGCCTGGGGGCGTTCGCCAATTGGTTGGCAAGTTCTTAAAAGGTGCGTTAGAAACTAAACAAGAAATTCCCCAGCGTGTGGCTGGCGCAATTGATACCCTTTACGGGGTTGTTCCAGCAACGTATGGCGCGGCAGTTCAAGCATTGGCAAGAACGGCACAAAGCCCAGAACGGGCAGAGCAAACAGGCCAAGCCGCCGCCGCAAGTATTGACAAGCCTTTGGGCAAATTTTTTGGCCTTACTGGTAAAGAAACATATCAGAAACCATTAGGCGGTATTACTGAGCCTGTTGTTGAGCAAGTCAAAAAATTGGCAGAAGAAATGGGTTTAACTGCCAAACAGATTTCTGAAAAAACAGGCATTCCCGAGCAAGACATTAAAAACATGGCGGTCACCGCTTCATTTGCATTGCCACAAGCAATCAAAGAAGTTGCGCCTATTGTTGGCAAAGTAACACAACCTTTGCGCCAAGCCGCTGCCGAGTTGGAAATTGTCAAGCCTGGACAGCTAACTAAAGAACAAGCGCAAGCCCAGTTTGAAGCCAAGCAAGCCCCAATAGGTAGTGCTGGCGCTGCGGCTGTACAAAACAACCCATATTTGGGAAAAATTACAGGCGAGGAAACCGCCCGTGGCGCTGGAGTTGGTGCAACCTTTCCACAAATTAAACTTACAAAAATTCCCAAAGATGTGCCTGTTGCAGAACAACAATTGAGGTCACAACTTTTTCAAGATGTATTGCCTGGACTTAAACCACGGCCTGGGGTTGTCACAGGAAACGACAATCTACTACGCAATGAACATGGTTTGGCAAACATGGCTGAACCTTCTCCACTGGGATTAAAGTTAAAAGAACAAATTGCCAATGAGCAAGTGGGTCTTTCTAAATTTGCTGAAGAACGTGTAAACGCTACGGGTGCAAGCCGTTCTTTTACAAATGATGAACAACGTGGCAATTTCGTCAATGATGTGGCGCATGGAACATCAAGGGACGATTTGGCATCATCAAGCCTTACTGGATATTTGAATCAAACCAAAAAACAAATTTTTGATTCAGCTTTCCAAAGAATGGGTAACAACAAAATTGCCACTTCACATACTGATAACTTTTTTAATAACGCCCAACAATTAGCTACAGCTGAAAAAGAAGGAACTTTAAGTTTTTTAAATGGGGCAAAAAAAGAACTTGAATTAGCAAGAACTGTAGGATTTGAACTTCCAGACGGAAAAATAGCGCCGCCTGGTTCTGTAGCTGCATACGATGCTGTACGCAAAAGTAATAATGCACCTGGAACATGGACTCCAGAAAGGGCAAATACAATTCGCAAAATTAATCAAGCTATTGATAAAGACATTGCCGCGGTCGCTGATCCAGCGCTTTATAAGCTAGGCGATAAAGTGCATCAAGTTGAAAAAACCATTTTAGGATCGAATGGATTTAAACGATTGTTTGGTGAAGTAGATCAAAATGGCATAGTTAAAGCGGCTATACCAGCCGAAAAAATGCTGTCAACATTAAACAATTTACGAAAAGATGAATGGCGACACATTCGTGATACTTTTAATGATTTGGCAAATGGTCGGGTAAGAGGTGCGCCAGAAGGATTGCCCCCAGTTCCACCTGAGTTGCGTCAAGCTGCTGCTGCCGCCGTAGCTGAAATGGATGGCGCATTAGCCCGTGAAGTTTACAAAGCTGGCGCTGGCAAAGTTGGCGAATGGAATTCCAATTCTGTAAACAACATGATGACTTCAACTGTTGGTGAAAAGATTTTAGAAACATTCCCACCAAATGAAGTGCAAAACTATGTCAAATTAAATTTGGTTGGGCAATTTACGCCAGGACTGAAATATGAAGGCGCTGGACAGCAAGCTAGACGCATAAGTTTGCTTGAAAAAGGCGCACAAGCCGTAGGCGGTACTGTGGGAGGTACAGTTGCAGGATATCTCAGTGATATGAATCCAACCACAGCAGCCGCAGGGACAATTGTTGGTAGAGAAGTAGGCAAAAAAATTGAACAAAAATTAGGCGCAAGAGCAGAAGCTAAAGCCATAAAAAAGATGGAAAAAGAAATGGAAAAAGCATCTGCCCTTGGCAAACAAACAGGCAAAAACAAACTTGAAGATTTGAACAAGTGATGTCTGACATTGACCTAGTTAAATATGGCGTTCTTTGGCAAAAGGTCGAGGACTACGAGCGCCGATTTGATGACATGGACAAGAAGATGACCAAGATGGAAGGTCAGCTAGAACAACTGGTGGCCCTTGCTAATCAGGGTCGAGGCGGGTTCTGGGCTGGCATGGCGCTGGTTTCTGCCATATCTAGTGCAATGGGTTATGTGTCCCACTGGTTAGGAAAATCAAATTGACCCCATCACAGCGTTCGCCCTATGCAAATCAGCCTATGAGGGAATCAAGGGTTGTGTCGCTGTCTACCAGGACTTAAAAAAGACTGGTAACGACCTAACCAAGATCACGAGCGAGGTCGGTGGGGCGCTGTCAAACTTCTTTAAGGGCCAAGCCGAATTAGAATCTGGGCATGAAAAAGCAGAGTTTCAACGGGAAGAAAACAAACGCAAAGGAATCAAGGACGATCTAGCCACCCAAGCCATTGACAATGTGATGTTTCTCAGGCAAACCAAACAGTTTTATTCCGATCTTGAGAGAATGGTGCGATGGGATATGGGGCAACCTGACCTATGGCATGAAATCGTTGATGAATATCAGCGGTTACTTGATCAAAAGGCAGAGGACAATGCAAGGGAACTGCACAAAAAACGGGTGGCAGAATGGCGGCGACAAAGGTTAAAAAATCAGATATTGGACAGAGCACTGGAAACGGTGTTGGTTCTTTTCGTAGCCGCTTACCTGATTATCCTAATGTGGATGATAAGTCTTCATCATCGGGGCCGCTTGGGTATGTTTTTGTCCTAATACTGTTTGTGATTGTATTTGCGTTGATCATGCCTGTGATTGGAATGATGTATGTTGACACAATGGTAGTCAAGCGAGAGGCCAAGGCCCAAATGGAAAAGACTGAAAAACTCCAAAAGCAAATTGAAGCTGAAAGGAAAAAAGATGGAAACCTTACTAAACCTCCTTAAGAACGCAGCGCCAGGACTAGCGACAATTGTTGCTGGGCCATTGGGCGGCATGGCGGTGTCTGCCATAGCCAGCAAGCTGGGCGTTTCTGATACTGTTGCCGCTGTAACACAAGCCTTGCAAGCTGACCCAGAGGCGGCGCTAAAGCTGGCAGAGATTGACTTAAAGCAATTTCAGCTTGAAAACGATGACCGCGCCAGCGCCCGTCATATGCAAGAAGTGGCACTTCAGCAAGAATCTTGGTTTGCTAAAAACTTTCTTTATTTGTTTACCGCCACTTGGTCAATCTTTGCAATGGTGTTTTTTGCTATGGCATCGTTTTATTCCATACCAGATGCAAATACGCGCATTGTGGACACCATCATTGGGGTGCTGATTGGTACAGTTTTGACTGGATTCTTTAACTTCTTTTTTGGTTCATCCAAGGGAAGCAAAGATAAAACCGATGCACTTGTAAAGGGTTTGAAATGAACTTGTCAACCCATTTCACCTTGGAAGAACTGACGATCACAGATCATCGAGAACTAGAGAACATACCAAATGAAACTGAACTTGCAAACCTTAAAAGATTGGCTGAATTCCTTGAAACAGTCAAAACTGTACTTGGCGGCAAGCCGATCATGGTTAACTCTGCGTTCCGCAGTAAAGCGGTTAACGATGCGGTAGGGTCTAAAGACACAAGCCAACACCGCATTGGTTGTGCTGCCGATATTCGTGTGCCAGGGCTAACCCCTGATGAAGTTGTCAAGGCCGTCATTGCCTCTGGGATTGGCTACGATCAAGTTATCCGAGAGTTTGACCGCTGGACACACATATCCATTCCCAATGCTGGCGCACCCCGCAAACAGGCTTTAATCATTGATAAAGCAGGGACACGGGTTTATTCTTTTATCCAGAGCAGTATCTGAACGAATAGCCAACCCACCACAATGGAGATGGCAGCGCCCAAGCACAGGATTAAAAACAATCCGATCACATAACTCCCCGCATTTCCCAACCTGCTAGAAAATAGTTCCATCGGGTAGTGATAGCAGAGTTTGTAAACTTCTTTCCGTCCCAATGAAGTTCATCGGGCGTGTAGCCCTTGCCCGTCATTAGGGCAATAAAAACCGTTCGTGCTTTCATGCTTGTCCCCTTGCTCTGATTGCTTTAGCAATGTGCATTTCTCTGTCTTTTATTGGGCCTAACCATTCTTCACACAACTGGGCACACGCCTCACGCTCTTTGGCGGCTACAAGTTTGGCAAAGGCCACAATTTCTAGCTGAACTTCTTTGTGCGTGAACAACCCAGCTTGTTTAGCCATCTCAATGATTTCATCTTGTGTGATGTTTTGCTTGCTTTCAACATTTTCAGCGTACCGCATGATCTGGTGTTTGCGTGACCCCTGCAAGCCCCAATAACCTTGTTTACGACTGAGTTCCTCAAATGCTTCATCTTCTTCATTCATGCCAAATCCCCCAAAACGCGCCATTCCCTTTCCTGGCGCTTAGACTTTGATGCAACTGTCTTTCCTGTCAAACCAATCAAACCCAGCGTTTCCAATTCTTTTAAACGCCGAGCCACTTGATTGCCATCCAGACCCGTATGGGTGGCGATTCCATCTTTGCCCAATGGCCCATGCTGGACAAGGCATTGAACAATGATTGAACCGTGTTTTTTAGCCAATTCCTTGGCTGAATCCGCTGCCACAAACGAGGTCAGCGGGTCAGATTTACGCACTCGAGGAAATATGAAATCAAACATGATTAAAACGGCAGATCGTCATCGTTATCTGCCGGCAAGCCCTTGGATTCATAGGGGCGCGGGTCGTTCAGATATGCCCAACCGTCCCAACCGTTTTCCTTTAGAGGGATTACATCCAGTTTGAGCATTTCGCCATTCCTGGTGTCAATGATTGACCCAATCCGCTGATAGCGGTTCTTTTGCTGGCCTTGGGCATTGGTGTACTGGCCCACGATGGCGGTGATTTCTTTTTTGACTTTAGACATTATTTGCTTTCAATGATTGCGTTGAGTTGTTGAACTTGGGATTTGACTTCAGCAAGAAATTTGACAATCTCTGCTTCAATCTCTGCGATATATGCGTCATCACGGTCAACCCGTTTGACAAACATTTGCGCCTTTTCTGGCATTCGAGGGTCAAACGCCACATAGTCACACCACTTGCGCCCTGTGCAAGCAAGCTGAAATTGCATCTGGATAAAGTATTTGCCAGGGACTTTTTGCGATAGCAGCGTTTCAATCATGGTGGACGTATTTGGGCATTTGATTTCGACCAATCCATCGTTCCCCACAAGCCCATCAGGGGACGCACCAGCCCACTCAATTGATGGGTGACGCACAAACCCCACCTCCTCCACCATTACGCCCTGTGCGGCCTCATACGCCGCCCGTGCAAATGGTTCTTGGTCTGTGCCCCACTGCATGGCGGCGTTGGTGTAGGACTCTTGTTTGGTAAAGGTCAGGCGTTCCACCACAAGCTGGGCCATGTAGTTATCACGGCTGGTGCTGTAACCTGTCTTGGTCTTAGCAATTACGTCTGCCACTCTGCTGGCGGTGACTTTGCCCAGACGTTGGTAAAACCATTCGGTTGAACCTTGGATAATTTCAGTTTCCATTTTCTTTCTCCTTTTTTGCTTTAGCAATGCGGTCTGCTTTGGCTTTGATTACCTTGGCAATCCAAGTCTGGTCGCCCTTGCAAGCATCGTAGGCGGCTTTGTAGGCGGTTTGCAATTCCTCTTTATTGGCGCTGGCATCGATTGCCGCGATATGGTCTGCCATCATTCCAGCGTTAATCTGTGGCGTTTCTGTGCGGCGTGAACCAGCATTGCCGTCATCATCTTCTGGGGCAAGGCCAGTGGCTGCCAAAAGGCTGTATCTCCGAGCGTAGGTCAAGGCACTGCCATAGCCCTGGGGGTCTTGTTTGGCGGCTGGTACATGAAGCAACCCGCATTCCATAACTTCCCCAGATTCGTGGACAAAGATTGTCTCAACCATTACGCCAGTTGGACAGTCATAGGTTCGTTGGATCAAGCCTATGCCGTTGTCGTTTAAAGCCCCAATGACGGCCTCAATGCAGTTGGAAAGGTCAGCGTACTTGCTACGAAAATGCGGGTTTGTAGAGGTCTTTAAAGCTGGCCCAAACGCCTTCTGTGCTTTGACAAAGGCGGCGGCTATTTGTTTTCCGATTGATGTTTCCATGATGTTTCCTTAATAAGCGTATTTCGGGCCACAAGTGACTTCCACCACAGTCTCTACTGTGTAGCCATTGATCTTGCGTTTTGCGTATAGCGGGATCGCGCGGAGGCCAGAGGATTCGCACTGGCGCACAGCGTCAATAACTTCATTCCTGCCCATCGGTTGGACTTGTTTGTCCACGATTAGGTCTTGATTGGGCGCTTGGGGGGTTGACCCTGGCAAGCTAGAGCAACCAGCCGTGACCCAGGCCATCCAGCACAAAAGTGAGTAGGTGATCATCTTCATTCCGATTCCTTTGCAATCAGTTTCATTTCTAGTTCTTTGACATATTCCTGGGCAATCTCTGTGGTTTGGATGTAGCCCCGCAAATGGGACTCAAGCAAGCCAACGTGATAGGCCAAACGATTCTGTGCTGGTTCGCCTTCATACTGGCGGTCAGCAATGGTTTTGATTGATTCAATGATTTCGTTAGCGTTCATGTCATGCTCTCCAAATAAACAGGTCAAGGGCAAGCACCACTAGGGCACACACAGCAAGCGCCATGATGATCTTGTCGGTGGTGGAAATGTGGGCAACGTGGATTTCTATGGCTGCGCCGTATTCCACGGTGTTGTGGAATGCTTCATTCATCGTTCTGGGGTGTTTCATCTTCATCCTCTGGTTGGTTGTCGGGGTTGTAATCTGATTGGCGGGTGAGGATTTGCCCCCACCGCCATTCTTGGTAGTCGAGGTCGTACATGGTTAGGAAAGATTCCAATACTCGCCAACAGGCAAGCCATTGAAGCGGCGATAAAGCTCAACGTACAACTGACGTATCAAGCCAGCTTTTGCAAATTCGTTGTTCCACTCATAACGCTGTGCCGCAATTCTTAATTCCCGCATCTCTTCTGTTGCGTTTTTCATGATGTTTTCCTCTTATTTCATGAAGATTTTGCAAATGGAACCACGCTTCACGAACAAAGACACAAAGCCAAGTGCCTTGCTAATGCTGGTGAATTCAATGGCATCCCAAGTTTCTTGATCGCTGAGAGTGTTGTACTTAACAACATAAGTATGTTTCATCTTGATACTCCTTAAAAGACCCCGAGAAGTTCAGGGCATGGGTGAATGTTAAGCCAGCTAAACAAAAATTGCAAGCCCAATGACAGTTATTTTCTAGGTGCTTTCCCTAATGTTGCTTTTTTACAAAGTATAGTAAACTAAACAAATGGAAAAACAACAAGCAATCAAATTGGCAGGGTCACAGAGTGAGCTGGCTAGGATTTTGGGCATCAGCCGAGGGGCGGTTTCTCAATGGAAAGCAATCCCCCAAGGTCGAATCTGGCAATTAAAAAATTTGCGTCCTGAGTGGTTCAAATGAAACAAGTCAGTTGGTTTTGGAGT